ATATATAATAACTGCTGTAACAAGAACTCCTTCCAATTGCACAAATTTATTTGTTGAAAAATCAAGAAAGATTCATGGTGACAAATATGATTATTCAAAAGTTGATTATGTAAATAATCATACGAAAGTGTGTATAATATGCCCGGAACATGGAGAATTTTGGCAAATTCCAAATTCTCATTTAAATGGAAGGGGGATATCAGCAGTAGATAAAAAAATACTCAAAAATATCTAAAATTATTTAAACATATTATTAACATTTTTCAAAATTGATACTATTTATATTTAGAAAACAAAAGTCAGACGTTGTTTTGGAATATTAGAGAAATTTAAGTTACAATACCTTCATGGCATCGTCTGACTTTAGTGCCAAGAAGGTTTTGTAACTTTTTTTATTTTTATGATTATTGACAGCAAATATACAAAAGTGTTCGTCTCCGACGATATAACCCGCTTGAAATACAACGAGTTACACGGTATTGCTGCCAATATCCGTGAACATAAGAATAAAGTCTCTGAATTCGTTTCCCATAACCTCTTGAAGTATTTGGATTATTCTAATTTGACGTTTATGAAGGAAATGAGAACTGAATTCAAAAACCAAGTGGGTTCTTCGTTTGATGCTCAACTCTATACACAAGTACTGACTTGTTATCAAAACAAATTTGATAACATAAGAAAAAATCTTATTTTCGAGAAAGTCACTTATTCCCATTGTGAACTCTACAAAAGGAGCACCAAGATAAACAAGAAAGGTGATTTCAAAAAAGTAGTTAACAAACACGAAACCACAAGGTTGTCCATCTGTTTAAGTTACCTTGCACGATACGGGAATGATAATACCGTTGAATATATCCAATCACAGTTATTTAATTGTGATGATAATAAGAAAGGCTATTACCAATCCATTTTGGATTGCTGTTCCAAGTTTGGATTCGAGCGATTGATGGTATTGGCGATGCAGAAACGTCAGCGAGCAATAGCCAGATACAAGGATAACCCCATCGAATTCAAATCCCTTACCTTCAGTGGAAGAAGCCGTAAAAAGAAAATCCTCGATTGGAATAAGAACTACAACTCGGAGATTAACGCATTCGTTTCATTGTCGGGATTCAACCGTAAATCCATGGATATCCCCGTCAAATTCGCAAAGGATTACCACGGCTCGATGGGTGATTATTTCAAGGCGAATCCTGATTACGAATACACCATTGTATTCAATGAACGAAAGAAATCGGTATCCATCAATCTTTGTAAGGACGGTGAAAGGTTTATCCCGGAGGCGGGTAATAACCTTATCGGGATTGACGTAAATTGCAAGCATAACTTATTCTCATTATCAGATAACTCTACGTATGATTATGACCGTCAGTTGGTTAATGATTATTGTAGGTTAGCGTTGGATATAGATAAACGCAAGAAAAAGGATAAGGAGTACCAACCGGGAAAGAGAACCCAATGGAAACTGGATACCCTCAAAAAGAAAATGGACAAATCCGAGCAGAACCTCATTGCCTTGATGTGCAAACAATTGGCATCAGAGGGATATAACCACATAGTGATGGAGGATTTGAACAACGGGTTCGGAAAATGCTTTGTTAAGGATAAGGATAATGAGGATATCAATTATAACCGCAAGGTCAAATTTCTTGGATTGTCAAGCCTCAAGAATGAGGTGGAGCATATTGCGAGGAACTATGGAATAGCGTTGTCCACGGTGCAAGCGAGTTACACGTCCAAGATGTGCCCAATATGCGGCTGTATCGAGGACGAGAACCGTCCCGACCAAGAGACATTCTGTTGCATTGAATGCGGTCATTCAAGCAATGCTGATTTCAATGCGTCGGTGAATATAAGGAACAGAGTCAGCGAAGCCGTGCTTCGCAGTCGGCTCTTAAAACAAAAGGATAACGGTG